CTTTGCCCGTCAATTTTGACCAATTTCGTAAGAACCCAGTTGCTGCCGTTGCTTTTTGTATGCTGTTGGCTGTGGGGTATCTTTATATTGATTTGCGTTCGGGGTACAAAGAACAAATTGAAAAAGCCAATGCAAAGATTGAGGCGTTGGATGTCAAGATTGACAAATTGAGTTATGCCCTTAAAAAGTCGGATTCGTGTTTGGCAAGTGCCATGACCGAAATTCGTATCATGCAAACAATGAAAAAACTATGAAAAATCTTTTAATCGTATTTAGTGCATTGTTTATCACTGGTTATGTGTTCACAATCGCCGACGCTAAACAAAGCCCTACAATTGACGAAATTGATGCGTTGCTAACCAAGGTATCAAAAAACATTGAAAGTGCGGGAGAATGCACGAAAATGGCTCAAACGATGAATGCAAAGATGGTTGAATCAAAGGTTGCAGAAAAGGAAGCGTTAAAAAAGGAAGTGGCCCAGGCGGAAGCCAAGGCGGAAAAGTATGCAAAGACCATGATGTTCATGGGTGTTGATACGGCCATTGCGGACATGGACACTGTGAGTTTGAACAATATGCTAAAACTAAACGGACTGTAATGGCAAAGGCAACCAACACAACGACATTTCGTGTAAAACCCAAGAAGAAGTTGGGCAGACACACCAAGCACATCAATAAACACAAATCAAAAAAGCCCAGTGTGGGTCAAGGATAATGGACAGATTTAAAGCAAATGTAACGGGCATTGTTGCCATCCTAATTTTGGCATTGAGTTATGCCATTCTATTTTCAATTATCTTTTGGGATTTCCCAACGGATCAAAAAGACATTTATTTTACCATTGCGGGTGGGGTAACATCCATTGTGACTATGGTTGTATCATTCTATTTTGGGGCAAGTAAAAAACAAGATGAAAATTAAACAAGTACCATTTAGAGCGTACAACCGTGAAGCGGTGAAGAAAACCCAGGTGTATTTACACCACACGGCGGGAAACGGAAGCGGTGAACAAACCTTTGCCTATTGGGAAAAGGTTGCCAACAAGGTTGCCACTTGTGTTGCCATCAGTACGGATGGAACAATTGTGCAAGGATTTGGAAGCGAGTATTGGGCTTATCATTTAGGGTTAGGAACAAAGCATTTCATGGGGCATGGTTGCCCTTACCTTCCTTTGGATAGAACATCCATTGGTATTGAGGTTTGCAACTGGGGTCCGTTGACCAAGAAAGGCACAAAGTATTATAACTATGTGGGTGGTGAAATACCAAGTGATCAAGTGACTGAACTTCCAACTGCGTACAAAGGATACAAATTGTGGCATTCATATACGGATGAACAAATCGCATCCATCAAGGATTTGTTGGTGTTATGGTCAACCAAATACGGCATCCCATTGGAATACAACGAAGATATTTGGGCGGTAACTAAACGGGCATTGAAGAATGAACCTGGCGTTTACACACACAATTCAGTTCGCCCAGACAAAGCGGATGTGTACCCATGCCCAAAATTGATTGCCATGTTGCAGTCACTCACAAAGGATTAAGGCCATTCACAAAGAAAAGGGATTTATTTCCCTTTCTTTTTTCATCAAATGTTTTGGAATTTGAAATTTCAAATGTATATTTGTGGAACAATATGACAAACGACATGGATTTAATCTACCTAATCATTTTAACGCCCATCACCATTGCGGTGATGTATGCGTGGCATTGTATCAAACGCAATTCCAAGCGTTTCCAAAACATGGAGGAAGCCAAGCCCTACCAATTTGAACGCGATGAAATTATCCCCGAATTTGATGAGTTCACCCAAATGTTAGTTCAACGCAGAATGTACAAAGGGAGGGCCGACAAATGAAATTCACATTCACAATGCATTTTATCTTCGGTACGGAGATGGAACAATTCGTTGAGTTAGTTCAAAACGATGAAATTTACAAAACCAAAATAACCATCATTGAACGGAAATATGTACAAGCCAATGAAGCATTATCCACTGCAACCCCATTTAGTGGTTATGTAACGATGGAAATGGAAAATCCGACCTGGTTGTATAACATCGGGCAATCGATAGGCATACGACAAAAGTTACCATTTTAATTTTATGACAACATACGAAGCATTAAACGAAGTATTCAGCAAATCAAACAAAGAGTTATCCGAATTACTACAAACCAATTATTACACAGTTACCACATGGAAATTTCAATTCAAGCGTAACGGGTTATCAATGGAAAAGCAATTTGAGATTCTACAAAAACTAAATTACAACCTAACAAATCAAATATCATGGAACAAAACAAAAGAAGTGCGGTAACCAATGTAACCGCCAACGGAACTTACAACGGCCAGTATGGTATGTTGTACAAATTTCAAATTTCATTCGCCAACGGAGATGTGGCCGAGTACAACGCCAAAACCCAAAACCAAACCAAGTTTGTGGTGGGCCAGGAGGTGGACTATGTGTTAACGGATCGGGAATACCAAGGCACAATTTATTACAAGTGTAAACCCGCCGAGGTTCAACAAGGTGGATTTTCGGGTGGTGGATTCCAAGCCCCGAAACCCAAGGATCCCGACACGGGCAAACACATCATGAGAATGAGCGTGTTAAAAGTTGCGGGGGATTTAGCCATCAATGGCGACATCAAGTTGCACGAAGTATTGGCATACGCCCAAATCTTTGAACAGTATGTTTTGACTGGAACCGACACCTTATCACAATACAAACCAATCGCAAAAGGAAGCGATGATTTACCATTTTAATAACAAGATATGACACAACAACAATTATTTGGCCAATTCACAGAGGAGGAGTTGGCCACATTGAAACAAGCATCGGAGATTTTGAACCGATTGTTTCAAGGACACAAACCCAAACAAACCCGTGGTTGGAGGGTACGCCAATCAACCCGTGATTTCATGGAAGATGTACAAAGATTTTATGGAAAAGAATGGGTGTATCGTTACGATGAAGAATTCATCAAGATCCAGGCAAGGCATCAAGTCAGCGAGTTATCAAATTGGTTGAAGATGTACGAAAAGGGTGGTTTCATTGATGTGGTTCGCGTTCAAAACACAAACCGAAACATCGTTAAATTTAGATTCGTATGAAACACATGATTGAAACATTGAGCGATACAATGTTGGAAGTTGGGGGCGGTAATTATTGCCCCCTTCAATTCCACATCGAGTTGAAAGAACTTGCCGATACCATCAAGAATTTCCAAGACCAAATCAAACCATTGGCATTGAACGAAGCATCCAAATGGAACGGGCAAGTGTATTGTGGTTATGAGATAACACGAAAAGCGGGTGCGGGGCGTTATTCATACGACCACATCCCCCAGGTTGTGGAACTCAAAAACGCATTAAAGGAACGCGAGAAACTGCACCAAATGGCCTACAAGAACATGAACAAAGGTTTGTTCCTAAACGAGCAAACGGGCGAGGTGTACGAACCCGCACAGTATGTTTCCAACGAAGATTCAATTTTAATCAAAGCCGTAAAATGAAAAACATCCTAATCGTATTTACTACAATCGTTCTGGGATTGGCTTATGGGTATTGCATTGTGCATTATCCAATCATGGCCCAAATCATCGCGGGTGGAATGGGGTTAGGATTTTTATTCGTGGCGATGATAGCGTTGTACCAACTTAAAAAGGAAGGGGGCAATGACGCCCCCCAATCCAATTGATATGACAAATAACAAAAAGGACTTTGCAAATATAGTTCATTTTTGTATATTCGTGGTGTATTACAGTTATGTCGCAGATAACTTTGAAAAATCTTTACAACCCCATTCAGTTTTTGGCACTGCGACCGCCATCAATTGTTTGGGGTTTTAATTTATGTCAAAAGATCCAGCATTTTTATTCTATTCAAGTGACTTCCTAACTGGCACGATGTTCATGGACAATGAGCAAGTTGGCAAATTCATACGATTAATGTGCGCCCAACACCAAAAAGGTAGATTGAGCGAAAAAGATATGTTAAAGATATGTGGCACACATGATGCAGATATCTTTGAAAAGTTTGAACGCGATGAGGCGGGGAACTATTTTAATCCCAGGTTGGAACAAGAAGTTGATAAGCGTAAAGCGTATTCCGAATCAAGAAGGAATAATAGGAAAAAGAAAGAAGATATGTTAATCACATCAAAAACATATGTTCTACATATGGAAAATGAAAATGAAAATGAAATTGAAATTGTAAATGAGAAAGTAGATAATAACTTAATCAAAGAGCAATTTGAACAAGTTTGGATTGCATACACAAAGGTTGGCCCAAAGAAAGTTGCATACGAGCGATTTAAGCGATTAACTGAAACCAATCGGTTGCATATTATTAACCATGTACCAAATTACATACAAAGCCACCGCAAGGCCGAAAAAATGGATTTTATCCCGCATTTCGCAACTTACATTTCACAAGAACGATGGAACGATGAACTACCTTATCAACAGAGTGTGGAAAATAAGGGAAGTTGGTTGGATCAATTTAGATAATATATTTACACCATGACAAATAAACAATGGGTTTACGACCTAACGGACATTGAAATTGCCACCGCCATTGACAAATTGGTTCGGGTGGGCGATATTGAACCAAACGAAGCCATGAAAGAAATCGTGGATTTGCTCAAACAAACTTATTCCCGTTATCACTTCCTTTTATTTGAAAAGGCATTTGATGCGTATTTGATTGGTTCGATGTCGGACATTCACCGCGTTAAAAAAATCAACGCAGTATTTCTCACAAACATCATCAATCGGTTTATCAAGGATGTGAAAGTACCCAGGTACAATCCGTTTGAAAAAGCCCCCGCCGAGGTGGTGTACACGGATGAAGAAGTTTACCAACAAGGCATCACCACATTGAAGCATTTGAAAAACGATTTTATCAAGGCATATTGGGAACACGATGCCGATTCGCGATTGTCATTGGTATTGCTGAAAATCGGTTATGACTTTGTAACCAAACATAAAATGTACGAAGCGGATTTGGTGGAATACGATACCATGAAACAATGGTTGTACGATTTTGAACAACGCAAAAACGCACACATAAAACGAAACATTGAAAACGAAAACAAACACCGCCAGGTGGGAAGCATCGTGGATCATTTGATGTCATCCCCAACGGCAATTGAAACCTTGGACAAAGCCACAAAAATGGCGTTAATCTTAAAATCAAAGACAAATGAAAATGGACATTAAAAAAACGGTGATTGAGTTGTTAACCCAATACTCCGACTTCAAAGACAACGACCAACAATTGGTGGCGTGGTTCTGGAAACTTGAAATGGAAGCCCACGGCTATCCCGCATCAAGTACCCCAACACAAACATTCTTCAAACTGATGGCATTTGGGAAACTAACATCCTCGGACACCATTACACGGATGCGGAGAAGGGTTCAGGAAGAATTTGTTGAACTGCGTGGTGAAAAATATTCCAAGCGTCAATCCAATCAAGAAAAAGTTAAAAAAGATTTGGGATATGGACAATAAACAACAAACTATGACAAACAATAAACAACAAACACCTGATAAAAATTATTGGTTAATTACTATAAATAGTTGGGGTACACATTTATTATACGGCACAGAAGAAGAAGCAGAAGATTTTAGAAAACATAAATGTAGATGGGAGCAAAGTATTGGAACTAAAAGAATAGCAAATAACGAGGAAATTTTAACCTACGCCTTTCCGATTGGAACAAAGCCAAAGAAATGGAAGTTATGGGAAGGCAAATGAGTTATGACGAAGGGTACAAAGAAGGTTACAAACGAGCATTGGAATTGATTGAATGGCAAATACAACAAGCGAAAACAAAATGAACAAATACGACACTATGAAAACCGCATTAGAACAATTCATCGAATGGTTGGAACAAAACCACCCAACGGCCGTGCCACCACCCGAAACCAAAGAACATTTTTTCATGAAGGAAAAGATTGACCAACAAATGGCGTACAACGCGGGATTCACCAAAGCCAAAACAATTTATTTGGATGGAGAATGAAGCACCTGGAAAGCCGTTTACAAATTTCGTGTGTTAAGTGGTTTCGGTTGGCCCATCGCCAATATGCAAACCATTTGATTCATGTTCCCAACGGAGGATCGAGAGATTTGCGAACGGCCCAAAGGTTAAAAGCCGAGGGAGTATTGCCAGGGGTGGCCGACCTTGTGTTATTCATCCCCACACAAACACACCACGGGTTATTCATCGAACTCAAAGTCAAACCAAACAAACAATCAGTACATCAAAAAGAATGGGAAAAATTGGTTACCGCGATGAATTATCACTATGTGGTGGTATATTCGTTTGAGGATTTCAAATTACAAATCGAAGCATACATTGGTAACACTTGAAGCCATAGCCAAACGCCACATTGAATGGATCAAGATTGCCAAATACATTGGTGCATCAAACGATGAAGCGGATGACATGGTACAATCGATGTATTTGAAGTTGGCGGAAATCCAATTGGCGGAGGGAAATTTTGTAAGGTTGACCAATTACAACGGAACCATCAATACCATCTATTTATTCAAGATGTTACACAATGCGTTTATGGACATCAAACGGGCATCAAACAAGACAATACCACACCAAGACCAATTTAACCCCGTAGAAAGCCCCGAAATGGCTGAAATGGCACATTTGGACTTGATGGGGGAAGTGAAAAAGGCAATTGATGAATTAAGGGATTACGACCAAATGTTATTGGAACTACATTTTGTGTACGGCCATAGCATGAGGGATATCGAAAAACGCACGGGGATACCAACACATTCGGTTTTTAACTCAATCAAAAACGCCAAACAACACATCAAACAACGAACACAAACCAAATACAAAATATATGCAGAAGAAAAGCGACACACGGAAACAATTTACCGAATCACGACCATCCATCGGGTTGGGGGATACGATCCAGAAGGTAACGAAAGCCACGGGGATTGAAGCCCTTGTAAAATTCATTGGTGGGGAAGATTGCGGATGTACGGAACGAAAGGAAAAATTGAACAAGATATTTCCTTATCGCAAACCATTGTGCATGACGGAACACGAATACGAATGGTTTACACATTTTAAGAGTGTGAACAACACGACATTATCACCAATGGAAGCGGATAAAATCGCGGTGATGTGGTCAAGGATATTCCAAAGCAAACGAATCCAAAAACCATGCAGTTGCAACCCCAAGGCATGGCAAACCATGATAAACGAGTTAACCCAGGTTTATGAAACTTACGAGAAACCTTTGTGATTGTTGCGATAACAATAAAGAATCAACCAAAGAATTGATAAACGAAACGGGGCCAATGATTGAACCCAACCAAATTTATATGTGTACAAAATGCAGAATACAATTTCAAGACCGAGCAAAATGGGGGCCATGGTTGACCGCAGTAAAACAACTGCAAAGCAATACGCCGTAATGATTTTACGCGATGATTACCATTACACATTCCGAGCAATTGGAGAACGGATGGGGGTATCGGAATCGGTGGCGTTTAGGTTATACGAAAAGGGAATAAACAATGCAAAAACATACAAAAACATATTTGAATTATTTTGGGTATGACCAACATGACTGGATTCCATGTGAAGTGCCAAACTGCGGGAAACAATGTATTGATGTTCATCACCTTATCCCCAGGTCACGCGGGGGCAAAGACAATATCGAAAACCTTATGGGATTGTGTCGGGATTGCCACCACGAAGTTCACTTTGGAACAAAATTAAAAAACGAATATCTAATCACAGTACACCAAATAAAATTAAACAAATGAATATAGAATGGGTAAAAACAACGGACATTCATGCGAATGAAAACAATCCCAGAATTTTGAAAGATGACAAATTCAAGAAATTAGTACAATCAATTAAGGATTTCCCCGAAATGTTGGAGATTCGCCCAATTGTTGTCAACAACGAAATGATGATATTGGGTGGCAACATGAGATTGAAAGCCATTCAAGAAATCGGATTAAAAGAAATCCCCATCATCAAAGCGGAAAACCTAACCGAGGAACAAGAACGGGAATTTTTAATCAAAGACAATGTTGGATTTGGTGAATGGGATTGGGATGCGTTGGCGAATGATTGGGATTACAAGGAGTTAAATGATTGGGCGTTGGATTTGCCAAAGATGTTAGATCCCGAACAATTTGGCGAAGATTTTAGTTTGGCCGATGGTGACAAAAGCCCGTTCCAACAAATGGCATTTACACTTGCAGATGAACAAGCGACACAAATTAAAAACGCGATTGCGGATATTAAGTTAACCGAAGAATACAAATACATGGAAGCGATGGGTAACGAAAATTCAAATGGGAATGCGTTGTATTTAATTATTATGCAATGGGCAGAGCAAAAGAAATAATCGTCAAGGTGATACCATCAGCCATTGCAAATGCCTTTGTAAAAAAACATCATTATAGTGGCAAGGTTGTATCAAATAGCACATTGCATTTTGGATGTTTTTTGGATGGTAATTTACATGGTGTCATGAGTTACGGCAATCCATTAGACAAATCAAAAGTATTGCCAATGGTACAACCATGCAAATGGAATGAAATGTTGGAATTGAATCGAATGGCTTTTGATGAGTATTTGCCGAAGTATTCCGAATCTCGGTGCATCGCAATTAGTATTAAATTAATTAAGAAAAATGCTTCACACATTAAATGGATTTTATCATTTAGCGATGGCACACAATGTGGGGATGGTACAATATATCGGGCGACTGGATTTGTGTTGACAGCAATTAAAAAAAATCATAATACTGTGCAATTGCCAAATGGCGAAGTAATACACAAAATGACCTTGGAAAGTAGCCCATTACAAAAACGACCCGAATTAAATGGTATGTCATATTACCAATTGACTAATGGCAAATATAATTTTAATCAATATGTTGAACATGTTAATGGAAAAATTTTGGTTGGTTACCAATTGCGTTACATTTACCTAATTGACAAAACTTGTCAAATCACAGTACCCGTTTTACCATTTAGCAAAATAGACGAAATGGGCGCGGGTATGTATAAGGGTGAAAAAATCACATTGAAAGAACGAACTTTGAGCAGGGTGGTCGAATCGAACGCCGATTTCAAACTGGATGCTTGATGTGTTACCACTACACTAACCCCGCTTATATTTACAACAAAGATAAATAAAAATTATGAAAGCATGGAGAGAAACCCGCGACACCATACCACATGACCAAGTGTGGGTATTAATCGACACCAAAGAGGTTGCCTACATTTTAGACGGGCAATGGTATTTGTCAACAGATGATTCACCAATAAATGCACCATATATGTGGCTGCCAATTCCAATTTTACCCCCCGAATAACAATGAAAAAACAATGGCAAGGGAAGACAATTTGAAACCAATGCAACCTGGGGAAACCCGCAACCCCAATGGCAGACCAAAGGGAAGCAAAAACCGAAGCACCATCGCACGGAAATGGTTGGAGGTAATGCAAGAAAGCAAAAACCCCATCACGGGTGAATTGGAAAAACTATCCCAAGAAGATTTGATAACACTTGCAATGATACACAAGGCAAGGAAAGGGGATGTGGGTGCATACAAACAATTGATGGATTCGGGTTTTGGTATGCCCACCCAACAAATTGAACAAACCATTATTGAACAACCTTTATTCCCTGATAAGTAGTTGGGCAAGTGGAATGTTTATTGTATATTTGATTTATGGAAATTTACAAGGACATCCAAGGTTATGAAGGCATTTACCAAGTTTCAAACTATGGGAATGTAAAATCGTTGAAGCGTGTAATTATGCGAAGCGATAACAGACCAAAAACAATTCCCGAAAAAATAAAAATAGGGATGCACAACAAGGGTTACAAGCGTGTTGCGTTATGCGATGTTAACGGAAATTCAAAAAGTTTTTATGTGCATAGATTGGTGATGGCAACATTTTTACATAAGAGTGATTTGTATGTGGATCACATCAATGGTGACAAAACAAATAATCATTTGGACAATTTGAGGTATGTAACCAATTCGGAAAACTTGACATTCAGAAACACAAACACGCAGTTTAAAAGCGAACACCCGTATGTGTATTATGACAAATCAAGGAATCAATACCGAGTTTACAAACATGGACCAAGGGTAAAGACATTTGAAGAAGCCAAAGCAATTGCAATATGTTTGTACGGACCACGGCAATAAACAAATTACTGAAACTTGACAAGTTTGTCAAAGGTGTTCAGGGCGGTTCGTCTGCGGGAAAAACTTTTGGTATCATTCCAATTGAAATTGACTATGCAATCAAAAACCCAAAGACAGAAACATCCATTGTTGCAGAAAGTATCCCACACTTAAAAAGGGGGGCGATCCGTGATTTCAAAAAAATCATGAAGGAAACGAACCGATGGAACGATAGGAATTGGAACGCCAGTGATTTCAAATACACCTTTACAAACGAAAGTTTTATTGAATTTTTTAGTGCGGATAATAGTGCCAAGTTGAGGGGGGCGAGACGGGATAGGTTATACATCAATGAGTGTAATAACATTGATTTCAATTCATACACAGAACTTGCCATGCGTACCAAACAATCCATATTCTTGGATTGGAATCCCGCCAACGAATTTTGGTTTCATAGCGAAATCAAAAACGATGACAATGTAAACTTTATCATCCTAACTTACATGGACAATGAAGCAGCCCCACAAAGTGCGGTTGATTTCATTTTGAAAGCCAAGGAAAAAGCAAAGACGAGTAAGTATTGGGAAAATTGGCATAGAGTATACGGGCTTGGTGAGATTGGAAACCTCCAAGGGGTTATATTCAGCAATTGGCAAACCATAGACAAGATTCCCGAAGATGCAAGGTTACTTGGTTGTGGTGTCGATTTCGGTTATACAAACGACCCTACGGCAATTGTGGCCGTATATGAGTACAATGGCCAACGCATCGTTGATGAGGTCGCATATCGCACGGGGATGCTTAATTCGGATATTGCAAAGGCATTACCCAACTTTGTGCCAGTGTATGCGGATAGCGCAGAACCAAAGTCAATTGATGAGATAAAAAGATACGGCATCAGAATCAAGGGCGTAACCAAGGGAAAGGATTCAATTAACTACGGAATTCAAATCATGCAATCCCAATCTTATTTGGTTACATCCACATCAACAAACCTAATTAAAGAATTACGGAATTATTGTTGGGATAGTGATGCCCAGGGGCGAACCAACAACACACCAATTGGAACGGATCACGGGATTGATTCATGGCGTTATCACGAAATGATGGCGTTAGGTATTCGTTCAAACTTTGGTCAATACGATATTCGCTAATTGTTAATTTCGTGTGGATTTTGTATATTTGCAACGACAAATAGCAATGAAAGTATTAATAGCGTGTGAGTATAGTGGTGCAGTACGGGATGAATTTATCCGTATGGGCCATGATGCCATGTCGTGTGATTTACTACCCACCGACAAACCTGGGCCACATTACGAAGGCGATGTTTTTGACATAATCAACGATGGATGGGATATGATGATTGCATTTCCACCATGCACACATTTGGCGTTGAGTGGTTCACAATGGTTTGCAGAAAAACAAAAAGATGGAAGGCAAGATGAAGCGTTGCAATTTGTACGGGATTTGATGAACGCAGACATTCCCAAAATTGCTATTGAAAACCCAATCGGAATCATAAGTTCACGAATAAAAAAATACGACCAAATTATCCAACCATATATGTTTGGTGATCCATTTCAAAAATCAACTTGTTTATGGTTGAAAGGATTACAACCATTGATTGCAACCGATGTTGTAGACAAAGGCGAGTTCAAAGAATGGATTGATAAGAACGGCAAAAAGAAACGCCAAGCCACATGGTATGCGGAAACATGGGGGAAAGGTGATTTGCGTTGGAAGATACGCAGTCAAACATTTCCAGGGATAGCCAAGGCCATGGCAGAACAATGGAGTGGGCCACAATTAATTCAAACAAAACTATTATGACAAGCCAATACCAAGAAATACACAACTTAAAACAAGAAATTAAGCGACTGCGATTGTTAGTAGTTGAAAACAAGATGGCCCATGACCGCGAAGTGCGATTGCTCAAACAAGAAATTGTCAAACCCAAAACGGACATAAACGATAACCCCACCACATGGGGTGAAGTGTTACGGGTTATTTGTGAGGTAATGGACATGACACCCGACCAAATCATCACCAAGTCAAGGAAGCGAAAACCAATGTATGCCCGTCATATGTTCAACCACATTTGCAGAAAAAGATTGAACATGACATTCATGGAGATTGGCAACATTTCACACCTTGACCATTCCACCATCATTTCATCAGTTCGGGAATTTACAGATATTTTGGTAACCGATAAGGAGATGCAAAGGTATCACGCCCAGGTACACACCATACTACATGAAAGGTTAGTATAAACAATCGCCATTATTGGCGTTTTATGGGTATATGATTGAAACAAAAACCATCATTGTACCCACGGAGTTGAAGGATGTCAAGTTGCATCAAATGTTGGCGTACAATGAATTGAAGGCCGATATGGATGAAACACAAAGGCAGTTGGAATCGGTTGCCATTTTTTGTGAATTGACCATGAGCGAGGTGAAGGCCATCCCATTTGACATTCTCAAAGATTGTGTGATTAAGATTTCCAAGATGTTGGAATCAAAACCCGTGTTCACACCCAGGTTCAAAATGAACGGCATCAAATACGGCTTCATCCCAAACATGGATGAATTGTCAACGGGTGAATTTATCGACATTGAAACATACCAAAAAACCCCCAATGATATTTGGAAGGTGCTATCTGTTTTGTATCGCCCCATTACCAAAGAAGGGCAAAACGGAAGGTATGAAATTGCCCCGTACAATGCGGAGTTAAACAACGATTTCAAGGACATGGATTGCAACACGGCGTTTGGTGCGTTGCTTTTTTTTTGGAGTTTAGGAATCGACTTGTTGAATTCTACCCAGAAGTATTTGGCGATGGTGAGGAGGGGGGAAGTGTCGATGAAGTACGACTTACCGAAAAATGGGGATGGTTTGGAATGGTCTACCGACTTGCTAACCGAAGTTTCCTCAACCTTGAAGAAGTATATACAAAACCCATTCACTCCGCTTGTATGTGGATCGCTTACGAAAGCGACATTGCGAAGATGGAACAAAAAGCAATTAAACAACGATGAACAATAATCACATAGGAACGGCATTTGAGGTGATGAAAGACATTGCCGATTTGGAGGGGTGGAACTATTCACACGGCACATTAACCGAATTTGATTTTAAGGCGTTTTTGGTATTCCCGTTGATGCATTGTTCAATTCAATCGGTGGCATTGACAGACCAGGTGGCAACCATCCAAATGAATATCATGGTGGCGGATAGGGTGAACTTCTTGAAAACGGAAAACGAACAAGAAAATTTAATCACCGAGTATTCCCAATATGGATACACCGAGAATCAAAACTATGCAAACATTTTGCAAGATTTGTATGTGAGGTTTTCAAAGGGGTTATGGCGTACGGAACAAGATTATTTTAACCAAATCCAATACATACGCCCCATTACTTTTCAACCATTTATGGAAACATTGGATTCAGTATTGGCGGGTTACCAAATCACAGTTGGAATTGAGTTAATTAACCCATGGGTTACTGATGGCGATTGCGTATAAAAATAGCGAACAAGTTGTTGCGGAGTATTCCAACAAATGGGCGATTGCGTGTCGTACCTTATTGGAGGTAAAACGCCCACGAACATCAATCCGTGCCAAGTGGAAAAAGGTTGGTGAAGGGTGGACACCCATTTCGGTATCCAAAAAAACATTCCGTGGTAATTATGTGGCATCTGGGCAATTGGTGAATTCTATTCAACCCGCACCCAAAGGGTTGGACATGGGAATTACCATGAACAAAACCGCCGATTATGTACAGAACGGAAGAAAGCCAGGCAAGGGCATTCCGTTGGCATCAATGCGGAATTGGACAAAGATGAAACGCATTCAACCACGGGATATGGGAACGGGGCGATTCAAAGGCAAGGCCGATGAAAACGCAATGCGATTCATGATGAACAGAAAGATTAAACACTTTGGTATTGAACCATTCCCATTTGTAACAATGGCACGAAAGGAGATATTACCATCATTCAATAAGGCATTAACCAAGGCGATGGCCCAAGACATAAAAGCAAGATTCAAACGATGACATTCAACGAACAACCCAGTGCAATATGCGGGGCAAAATCCCCATTGATTTACCAATTTTACGATGCGTTATACACCGCAGATTCATTCTATTATCAATGCGATGTATATGTGTGGAGTGGCACAACCACAATCCCAGGTTCACCCAATTGGACAATTAACCGCAAACCCGACCAATATGGAAGTGGGCGTGGATGGATTGACATTCACAAATTGGTGGAACAAATGTTGACCGAGGATTATTTAATTAACGGCACATACAAACCAAATATCGGGAATGGGGCAATGCGTGTTGCCGTCAAAGTGCGTGGGGTGTATTTAGTAGGCACCACAACCACATACACGGCGTATGCGACATCCAATGTTGTTTTGGCTACATTGGGTTACACTTACACATCGGAAGGGTTTAACGATGGATTTTCAAAAGTGGTTTACACGGACAAAACACAAGTTACCATCACCGCAGAAACAACCACGGCATATTTGTGGTACGATGCAACTGTGGTTACTTCAATCACTTGTGGGAGTGCAACCATCACGCCAAACGCGGTGAGTGGGTTAAGTGCAAACGCCATCCAAGGTATTGAGATTGTACAATTGTTGGCAGCGGGTGGGGTATCGGCATCAACCAACATAACTTTTGTAAAGGCGGGGGATGATGTTGTTATACCATTGAATTTTGTGTGTGAAAATAAGTACGGGCAACAAGATGTGTTATTCTTAAACAAATACGGGGTGTAGGATTCGTTCTTGTTTAATGGCGTTCACCGAACCACAAACCAAATCAGCGGTGAAAAGTATTCACAACCGATTTACAAACAAACCGACCTTGCACAAGCATGGACATACGGCGTTCCAATTACCACCCCTTATTTGGTTAATAGTACCCAGGTGATGACAGTAAACACGGATTGGATCACGCAAAACGATGTTGATGTGGTTGAGCAAATTTTTTATTACGGCATCGGGATTTATTGAAGGCCAAGAATGTTGCATTGAAAAGTTGGAAGCGTTGGGCGGTACATTCAGTTACCAAGTACCCGTGGATTTATTCCAAGATGAATCCGTACCCCTTACAAGGCAATTAAAGGACTTGATGAACCTTGCCACCATTTGGACAGATTACACCCAAGATTTCCAAATACCCGCATCGGACACTAACAACCAAATCTTTGCCAATTGGTTTGATGAAAACATGGTCATCGTGGGTTGGAATCCCAACATTGGTAAAAACGCAACCATATTCATCAACGGATTACCCGTATTTGAAGGTCGTGTTGAATTGATTGGTTGTAAATTCAAGGATGGGTTGCCACAATTGTACAACATCATTTTTTACGGCACGACCAAAAAATTGTTGGATGCGTGGGGCGAAACATTGATGAACGAAGTTGATTGGAGTGAATACGAACACACGGCCAATTACACAAACATATTGAGTTCATGGGATCAAAATTTATTGGGTGGTGATATTTTATGGCCGATTGCAGATTACAACCAACAATGGAGATATTCCACATTGACGGGAGTAAACGGAAACATCTTAAAACCAAGGGGTGTTGAGGTGGATGATTTACGCCCCGCGATTCGCCTTCGTGAAATGTTGGTTACTGCATTCAATAGCAATGATATTGGATACACATTGACGGGTTCATTCCTTACAAGGCCCGAAATGGATGATTTGTATGTGTTGCCAATGCAAACGGCGGGGCCATTGTACGATCCCGAATACACATTGCCAGGAACTTGCCATGCTTCCAATTCACCACAAACATTTACGGCAACATCGGGAGTATTGACATACGCCCAATTGATATTCCCAACCATCGTTTCAAACCCATCGGGGAACTACAACAATACAACGGGGGATTACACTTGTAACCGAGGGGGTTATTATCAGTTTTCATTGGATGTGTTGAGTATTATTGCCCCAGGTGTTGCGTTGCAAAGTTTGGAAATCGCCTTTTTCCTAAACGGGCGTAAAGAATTTGCACCAAGTCAATTGATATTTACAACAACATCGGCAGCGGTGGGGGCAAGTTTCAACCAAAGATTAAATTCGGGGGATGTGGTTTCGGTGCGTTATCGTGCAACGGGTGGTTGGTCAACAATTGCCATCACTTTTAAGTGTTACAAAGCCCCACAAGGTATTAACGGAACGAGCATCCGCATGGAAGATGCCATGCCACAAAAACCCATCAAAGATTTCATCAATGGGGTGTTGCAAGGTTTCAACTGCATATTAGTTCCAACGGGTGAAAAGACAATTGAAATCCACAATTTGGCGGATTGGTTGGCGTTGGGAACAACAAAGAATTGGACATCGTATGTGGATATTAAGGACATTCAGCACGACAAATTACCAATACCACGCCATGTGAGTATGAGCCACCAAGAATCAACATGCTTGGCCAATGCGTACTACAAACAAATTAACAAACGGGAATACGGATCAATTAAGTTCATGCCGTTAATTGATTACCCAACGGAGGAATTTAACATTGAAACACCATTCCATGTGATTGCACCCCAGGCGATGAACCAAGTCAATTTGAATGGGCAAATAGTTCGTAAAACGGAATTGAACATCCCCGTGTTTTTGGATACCGACTTCAAACCCGTGCAACAAGATTACACCTTGTTTTACTATGGAGGTAAACAATCGGTTTCCGATGTGTGGTATTTCAACAACAACATTCAAATCGTGATGCCGTTGATGACACCTTATTCGGACTATCCAACAATATCAAATAGTTATTCAAATGCGTTCGGATTGGAACTTTCTTTGCGTGGCGATGCACCCACAAAAACGATGTATGATTTGTATTGGACAGAATACCTCACCCGTATGTATTCAACGCAATCAAGGGTGGTTAAAATGACTGCGGTGTTACCCGTGGGCGAGTGGTTGAATCTTGAATTGAACGACACCATCGCCATTTCATCGAATTACTACAAAATCCAATCCATCCAATACGATATGTTGACGGAGATTGCCAACCTGGAATTGGTAACATACCCAGATGTGGAAATTATGAGGTTTACAACCACGGGGCAACGGCCCGATTTTACAAACCCATTGCCAACACCAAGTGGAGAAACATATTTGAAGGATTATTCGGTTGCAAAAGGTATCATGAATTCGTACAAGTTCAACGGCCAAGATTATTTGGACACCAACCAAGATGAGGACTACAACCAAAATAGCGTGTCGACATTGGTTCATCAAGTTGAGAACTTGCAATCCATCGTGCAGTTTAACCAAATCACGATGTACAACAACAACCCCGCAACTCGCACAACGGATTCTACAATTTGGGATACCATCCCAATGGAAGAAGAAGAATCAATCGGGTATGTGCAGAACATCACGGCCACATTGAACCCATCAAAATATGTATGCACCGATGGTGGCCAATACAAGTTCACGGCGATGGCTTCGTTTGGGCAAAGTGGAAACAAGTCAATTGAATATGCAATCCAAATCAACGGCATCAACACCACGGCATATGCTGCCACGGATTCAAATTTCCATAGTATTCAAATTGACACTATTTTGGATTTGGCCCCCACGGATGAAGTAACATTTGTTTGGAAACTTTACACGGGTGGGGCGCACACCATCACCATTTTGAAATCCAACTTTTTAATACTCAAAAAATGATATCATTGATAATAAAATTAGCACAATCCCAAGAATGGTACGGGGTTTCCGATGCGGTGGAAATCGCCAAGGGCAAAAACCAATACAAACAAACTTGGAAACAAACCACAAAACACATTAAAAGAAAAATCAAGTCATGGCAGATGAAATCGAATACGAAGTAAAAGTTGATACATCGGAGGTAAAACAAGCGGAAAACGCATTTACACGATTTACCAACAAAGCATCCCAAGCGTTCAGCGGGTTGGGTGGGAAACTCAAAGATGTTGGGGATAAGTTCGGGGAATTGCCAGGTGTGGTTGGTAACGCATCCACATCATTGATGGGATTAGGCCGTTCAATGTTGGCATTGGTAGCAAACCCGATTGGTGCGGTCATCGCTGCATTGGTGGGGATATTTGTTGCACTCAAAGAATCGTTATCCAAAACCGAAGATGGCATGGATGCCGTTGCCCGTGTTACGGGTGCATTTTCGGCGTTGGTGAAACCATTGGTGGAAACTGTATCTTCATTGGCCGTTGTGTTGGTTGATGGATTGGGTGCAGCGTTGGAAATGGTATCAAGTTTGTTTGGTGGCGCAGCGGATGAAGGTCGTAAACTTGCCGATTTGAACGACCAATTGGAGGATCAAGAAATTGCATTGGCCGAACTTCGTGCAAACCAAAATAAGCAATTGGCACAAGCCCGTGAATTGTTATCGGATTCAAACGCAGCGTTGGGTGATAGAAAAAAAGCCCTCGACCAAGTACGGAAAAGTGAAACCGATTTGGCATCAAAGGAGTTGAAATTTGCCCAAGATAGATTGAAGGCGGCGAAACTTGACCAACAATTGAATGGGGCAACGGAGGCGAGTAAAAAGGCAATAAGTGAAGCAACAATTGGCGTGGCAAATGCTGAAACCGAATTGGCAGCGAAACGCAGATTGTTTAATCGTGAAGAAAAGAAATTGAACGCGGAAGCGGAACAAGCGGCGAAGGAACGGGCAGCAAAAGCGAAGGAATACACCGACCAAAGAACAAGCGCAGCCAAAGACATTCGTTCAGCGGAACAAGCCAATTACTTGGCGGGTATCCAAGACGATAAAAAAAGGTCGGAGGAACAAGCCCGATTGGAAAAGGAAAACACCATTCGTGAAATCAAAGCGGGTGAGTATACCACAAAGGAAAAGAATCGTTTGAAGGAAGCGGCGGAAAAGAAATACCAATTGGATTTGGCGAAGATTGAAATGGATGCCGAAAAAAAACGGCAAGATGAATTGAAAGCGTTTCAAGACAAAGCGGCCCAAGATGAACAAAAGTTCATTGATGATGCGTTTGCATTGGAACAATTGAAAGCCACCCAGACCATTCAAAACGAAAAAGATTTACAAGCGGCGTTGCAACAATTGGAAATTGACCGACTGAACAACCAAATTCAATCCCGCAAAGATTACGGGCAAAGTACCACCGATTTGGAATTAACATTGGCCAATAAGCGAATCGACATTGCCAAAAACGAGGAAGCCCAAAAGAAGGATTTAGCACAAAAAGAATTTGACACCAAAATGGCGTTGTATGAAGCCACATCAAATGCGTTGGGGGCAATTGGTAATGCCATCGGTGAAGAAACCGCAGCGGCCAAAGGATTGGCGATTGCGGGTGCAATCATTGATACTTATGCGGGTGCAACCAAGGCATTGTCAGCGGGTGCGGGAACACCATTGGGATACATTAACGCAGCGGCCATCATTGCCACGGGTTTTGCGAATGTGCGTAAAATGACTGCAACACCAATCCCAGGTGCAAACGATACATCATCCGCACCAAGCATGGGGCCAAGCGTGTCAATTGTGGGTGGTTCGGCCGATCCATCGGCACAACTTGCAAAGAGTTTGGCATCGCAACAACAAAAACCAATCAAGGCGTACACCGTGGCAACGGACATGAGTACCCAACAAGCCCTTGACCGCCGTATCCAACAAAATGCAACATTCCCAGGGTAACAAGTTTTATTAGTAATATGAAAACATCGTTTGAAAAATTCATGGCATCAAGTGCCGTTAAGTCAGTTGAATTGAACAAGGTAGAAATGTCAAGTGAAATGATAAGTGTTCAACTTGGTGCAAAAGAAGATTTGATAAAATTAATTTCACAAGCAACCAAATCGGTTGGTCCTGCTCGTAAATTGGAAGAAAAAGCAAGTAAATTGACTGAACAAATTGGGGCATTGAAAAAGCAAGTTCCTGATTTGATTACTCAAACTAAAGCCATGGCTCAACAAATGGCAACCTTAGATACTCAAATCAAAACTGGATACGAAAAATTCCAAGCACAATTAAAAGCGTTGGGAGTTCCAAAAGATGCCGTTAGTGATTTGGAAACTGCAATGAAATCATTGAACGAAGTTGATTTCTATCCACTACAAAGGGATTTGGATTTCAACGCTGGTTATCTTGAAAAATTTAAGTAATGCGTATCGTTGAACTCATATTGGATGAACAACAAATGGCAAGTGGCATTGATGCGATAAGCATTGTGGAAGCCCCCGCCATTGAATCCAATTTTGTGGCATTAAAATCCCATGAAGTAAAGTTTGCCAAGGTTGACACCGAAAAGCGAATTTTGATGGGGCCTATATTGATTCCCGATAAACCCATTTACCGCAAACAAATGGTGGATGGTGAAATGGATGAATTCTACATTTACTTTTCCAAACAAACAGTTGCCAAGGCATCACAAATGTTCTTAATGAAGGGCAACCAAAACAACGCAACCATTGAACACCAATTGGCAGTTAAGGGCGTTTGCATGGTTGAATCTTGGTTAAAAGAGGACATGGAAAAGGACAAATCCGCAATCTATGGAATGACCGATCCCATCGGAACTTGGATGGGTTGTTTGAAAGTTACCAACGATGAAGTGTGGAACGATGCCAAGGATGGCAAATTCAAAGGGTTCAGCATTGAAGGTTATTTTGCCGACAAAATGAAAATGAGCAAAACCCCAAGCGTATTGGAAGAAGTAAAGGAATTGCTCAATGAGTACAAAAAATCTAACACTAACAAATAATAAAGTTTTATGAGTATGAACGCAGAAACAATTTTGGATCGCATTATGGTAAAACTCGGCATGGCCGAAGAACCAAAGGCGGTTGAATTGGCACAAGTAAAAACCGAAGATGGCCAAGCCATTTTTGAAGCCGATACCTTCGCAGTTGGTGAGGCGGTTTTTATTGTAACCGAGGATGGAAAAATCGCCGCACCCGCAGGTGAATTCGCATTGGAAGATGGTAACATCATCGAAGTTGATGAAAACGGAACAATTGTTGAAATCAGCAAAAAAGAAGCCGAGATTGAAGAAGAAGAAATCGTTGAGGAAGTTGAAGCCCAAAACGATATCATGAAAGACGAAATCAAGGAAGAAATGATGAAGCCAAAACGCACAGTAAAAAGCAAAACCGAAATGGAAGAATCTTATTTCAGTAAGCAAATCAGCGAATTGGAAGCCAAATTTGAAGCCCGTTTGAGTGCATTGGAAGCCGAAAAGGTTGCATTGTCTGCACAGAACGAGGAACTATTGGAAAAATTGGCCACCGAACCCGCCCCACACACACCATTCAATCCCGAAGCCAACACCAAAGAATCTAATTTGATTTTCAAATTGGGTGCAAAGCGTGAAGAAACTTTGAAGGACAGAGTATTTAATCAACTATTCAACTAACCACAAAAAATGAAAAATAATCTTATCAAAACCCATTTGAGTGGCCCAACAGTATCGCCAAACACCTACGCGGGTTTATTTGGTAACAAATACATTGCGGCTGCTCTGTTGTCAGGCGAAACCTTGGCAAAGGAACTTATCACATTGCACCCCAATGTGGCTTTCAAAGAAGTTATCCGTAACTACCAAGATTCAATCAGCATCGCCGATGCAACTTGTGATTTCACAGATTCAAGTTCAGTAACATTGGGCGAATATGTGTTGACCACCATCGAAAAGCAAGTGAACTTGCAGTTGTGCAAAAACCAATTGCGTACTACATGGGAATCAGCACAAGCGGGTTTCAGCGCATTTGAGAAACTTCCCGCAACTTTTGAAGAATTCATGTTGGCTCAAACCGCTGCCGAGGTAGCACAAGCAAACGAATTGGGTATTTGGAAATCTAACCTTTGGTATGATTCCGCCATCGTTGCTGGTCAAGATGGTATGGTAGGTTACTTGATTGATAACTCTGCAATTGTACGCCCATTCAGTGGTGCAACAAGTGGATCGAATGTTGTTGCTCGTTTGCAAGAAGCATTGGATTACTCACCCGCTGCATTGTACGGCAAAGAAGGTTACCAATACTATGTTGGCCCCGCCACAATGAAAGCATACCAAGCCGCATTATCTGCTGGTAACTACAACTTCCAATTCTATGTTGGTGAAAAGCCAATGAACTTCCAAGGTATCCCCGTAACCATGTGTCCTGGTCTTAACGACTACGATTGTGTATTGGGTATGAAGAGCGATTTGCACTTTGGAACTGGTTTGTTGAGCGACTACAACGAAGTGAAGGTTATCGACATGAGCGATATCGATGGTTCACAGAATGTTCGTGTAATCATGCGTTTCACTGGTGGTATCATTGCTACCAACCCAACTCAACAAGTTGTAATTAATGTAACCTAATTTGAGGTAAAACATAAAATAACGGGGTGGGCCTAACACCCACCCCTTTTTTTTAACCAAATAATATATAAAAAAATGCCAAGTTGTGGAACATTATTAGGAAGATACGAACCATGTAAACAATTCGTTGGTGGTTTGAAAGGTGCGTTTTTCGTACCATTTGAATTTGCAAACGCCATTACAACCGATGGTTCTGGTTTGGTTACCCAAATCAACAATGGTGCAACCCCACCCGTAAAATCAACGGGTTACTTTTGGGAGTTGAAAGGTTTGTCTACATTGGAAACCGCCGTGATTGCTTCGCGTGATAACGGAACATCAGCGTATGAAACAACCTTTACTTTGTCATTCAAACCAAGCGGGAAAACCCCCGTAACGGGTGATTCGGACATGGATCAATTGAAAGTTTTAACCCAGGGAAGATGGCAAATCATCGTTTGGGATAGAAACGACCAATTTTGGTTGATTGGTGCAACCCTTGGTTGTGATGCCAATGGTGGTTCAAGTGCATGGGGCGTACAAATGGGCGATGCTCGTTTGAATACTTTGACTTTTATGTCAAGCGAACCAAACCCCCCAATGGCAGTTGATGCCGATACTTATGCTGAATTGGGTAGCGTTATTACCATTCAAACCGCGGCTTAATTTAGATTGGATTTATAGTTATGTAAGCCCTCACCAATCGGTGGGGGTTTTTCATTTGTAACAAAAACGATTAATGGCGTTTTGTAGGTATGCACATCAACGGAACATCCACCAACATCACATTCACACCATTTGTGGATTTTGAGGGTGTAGCGACTGCAAAAATTGAGGTGTGGCACAAACCCACCAAAACAATGGTACAAGTGACCACGGCGTGTGTAAAGTCCTATTCATTCATCACCATGGCATTGCCTACATTGACATCAATCAATGCGGTGGCAAAGAATACCGATGAATTGTTGTTTCGGGTTTACAATGGCAATGTATTGATGTGGGAGGTATTGGGATATTGGATTACGGGAACAACAAACATTTACAACACTTGGAAGCAATTTACAACAACGGCCCCAGGTACACCTAATTGGAAAACATTATGAGTTTAGAATTTATACAACTTCAATCATACACCGCACCATCCATTATTGAGCAAAAGAACAAAGATTGGGTGCAATACGGCGATGATAACAACTATTATCAGTATTTGATTGATTTGTACCATTCATCACCAACCAACAATGCGTGTATCAAAGGCACAGTTGACCAAATTTTTGGTAAGGGGTTGGAAGTAACCAAGGCATCACGGGATTTGGCGGGATACATTGAATTCAAAAAGATGTTTTCCAACGATTGCATCCGTGCCATTGCCATGGATTTGAAAATGTTGGGCCAAGCATCGTTCCAATTGGTGAAGTCAAAGGATCGCAAAAAGTATGTACAAGCCAAACACTTTCCACAACAAACCCTTCGCCCCGCAAAGTGCAACGAAAAGGGTGAAATTGAAAAGTATTATTATTGCCCCGATTGGGCGAATTTGAAGCGTGGCCATACGCCAATTGAGTTTAGGGCATTTGGTTACGACCAAAACGCAAACGAATGTATCCTTACAATCAAACCATATTCAACGGGTTCTTTTTACTTCGCACCCGTGGATTACCAAGGAGGTACGCAATATGCCAACTTGGAAGCGGAGATTTCCAATTTCCACATCAATAACATCATGAATGGTTTGGCACCATCAATGTTGATTAACTTCAATAACGGGCAACCACCCGCCGAAGTGAAAGATACTGTGGAAGCCCAAATCAAACAAAAGTTTGGTGGTTCATCCAATGCAGGTCGGTTTATTATTTCATGGAACGATGGTCAAGATTCCAAAGCGGATATCACACCCGTTCAATTAAGTGATGCCCACAACCAATACCAATTTTTGAGTGGTGAGGCGATGCAAAAAATTATGGTATCGCACCGCGTGGTTTCACCAATGTTGTTGGGTATTAAGGATAACACTGGATTTGGTAACAATGCCGATGAAATGAAAACCGCATCCATCTTGTTTGACAATGTTGTGGTACGACCATTCCAACGATTGATTATTGATGCCGTTACCCAGGTGTTGAACTTCAATGGGTACAATTTGAATCTTTATTTCAAGACCTTGCAACCCCTTGAATTCACCGATTTGAGTGGTAACATCATTGACGATGAAACCCGTGAAGAAGAAACGGGCGTATCATTGTCAGCCGAAAAAAAAAAGATTGAATTGAATGATATGACCATCGAGGATGAAAATTCTTGGTTGGAACATTTGAAAGGCAAGGGCGAAACAATTAACACGGATGAGTGGGAACTTATTGATGTTACGGAAGTTACCGATGCCGATGAAGAATTAAAATTTAACTTGGCGTATGAAAACCCCAATAAAAAAAGTGATGACGATAAAGGGGTGTACAAAATCCGTTATCGGTACGGCCCTAATTTCGTATCCAACAATTCAAGGCAGTTTTGTACTGCAATGGTTCAAGAATCCAAAGGGGGAGTAATTTATCGCCGTGAAGATATTATTGCCATGGGCGATGCGGGTGTCAACGGACAATTTGCACCACAAGGTGAATCGACCTATTCAATTTGGAAATACAAAGGCGGGGTTAATTGCCACCACCGATGGGAACGATTGACATTTAGACGCAAACAAGTCAAAGGAAAGTTTTTGCCAAAACAACCTGGTGAAACGGGGGATAATAGAAATTTGGAAAACTACAACGAGGTTTCAAACAAATCAGCGGATAAGGCGGGGGTGCCATTTTCACCAAGCGGGTGGGATACTGCCAAAACAAGGCCCATTGATATGCCAAACAAAGGATCATTAAAGAACAAATAAGATGTACGCAAACGATGATATTCTATTAATCGACAAAGAGTTGATTTTTAAGTATACCCAATTGGGTGGTAATGTGGATGTAGACAAAATCTATCCATTCGTGAAAATCGCCCAAGATATTCAAGTTCAAGAATTGTTGGGAACAAAATTGTATCGCTACATTTTAACCCAGGTGGAAGCGGGTACATTGACGGGCAATTATCAAACCTTGGTTTCGCATTATGTACAACCGATGTTGATTCATTATGCCATGGCCGATTTGTTGTTGTTCCATGGTTATGAGGTAACCAATGCGGGTATATTGCGTAACTCACCCGAAAACACCACCTTACCAGATAAAAGCGAATTGGATTCATTGGTTCAACGCCAAAGAAACATCGCGGAAACTTATCGCCGTAGGGTTGTGGATTATTTGAGTTACTACCCACAATTGTTTTCACAGTATACCGAAAACCAAGAGGCGGGAGAATACCCAAACACAAACCCATCAAACTATGTTTCATGGAATTTGTAAAAAAGACATACAAGCCAAAGGATGAAAAGGTCAAGAAATTGACCAAATACTTCACGGAATTGAAAATCGTGAAACCCGCCAATTGTGATTTGTTTTCCAAAGGTGGTAAATTATTAACACTTTTATTCATTTTGACGGGATGTTCGGCGGAGTATCATTTGAAACAAGCCATCAAAAAGAACCCCGCAATGGCACAAATAAGTGTGTATGGCATTGATACGGTGTTTGTACGCGATTCCGTGACCATTACAGACACTTTCACCACAAAAACGATTGATACCCTCACAATTGAAAAAGATGGCGTTAAAACGATTGTATACCGCAATCACGATGTGATAAGAATTAAGACAGTTGTAAAGGCCGATACCATCCG